AGTCGTGCCGTTCATAGTGATCGTGTCACTCGTTGCAGCAGTCTCAAAAATAGATGCAGAGTTGTCGGAATCATTAGCAACAATCGCTACACCAGCCATTGTGTCGTCGCCGTTAGCAACCTGAATGATGTAGTTGTTGGAGGTGACGGTGGTTGATACGAAGAATCTGTAGATGTTACCGGTCCCGCCAGCCGCAGGAAGAGTAACAGTCGCACCGCTTGCTACGCCCAAGACCATTGTACGGCCCGCGTTAGAAGCAGCGGTCAGCGTTACGTCAGCAGCTACAGATACCAGAGAGTCCGATCCCGAAATGAAACCGGCAGTGGAGGTCACGGGACCTGAAAAAGTGGTGGAAGCCATATTAGTACCCCTTGCACAAGGTTTTGCTTTGTAGTCCGTGCAATGTCAGGTGGGCATGATCCTGTCTACAAAGCTAAAGTTACACCCAAAAGAAGTGTATAACAAAAAAGAAAGGGCGGCAATAGTGCCGCCCTTTCTCAAGTTACGCTACCGCGTCCCCCTGACAAAGAGGGTTATGCGCCGGGTGTTCCGAAAACGCAACGCCAATCGGATACACCGAAGCTGTAACGCTCACGAGCCTTGAAGCGCATGTTGCCGGTATCAAAGTCGCCTTCCATGGCAGTCTTGATCGGCGAGCGGTTGAACATCTTGAAGCCGTTAGGCGCATCCGTCTTAATGAAGAACGCATCCGTATCGGTCAGGAAGTGGTTAACCACCGCACCTTCCGGAACCATACCCATGTTACGGATCGCATTGGCGTCATTGTCCGCAGTTCCTACACGCAGATTCGAGTTCATTACCCGCTCTGCAATAAATTGCAGTTCTTTCGGGATAATCAACTTCATACCACGAATAGCGATCTTGAGACCGCGCTCATCCGTAAGACCTGCAATGTCGATGAGCATCTGCTCAAGCGAGGTCTCGTTCAGGTCCGCCGCGACAGACAGCAAGTTACGCTGGTTGCCAGAAAGCGACGGGTGCGAGGATGAACACAGGGCTGCTCCATCACCGATTGCACTAGCACCAGTGTTGAAAGCGTTGTTCAGGATTGCTGCGGCTTTGATCTGCTTAGTTTGAGACATAGAGCGAGCCAGAGCCTTAGTGTAACGCGAGGCCAGACGATCATAGAGATTGTCTTCGATGGCTTCCTCAGAAATCGAGAAAGCCAAAGCGATGGTCTCGTGTGTATAACGTGCAGTGAAAGTCTCCTGCGCGTCATCAAAGCTAATGGTTCCGCCTTCAGACTTAACTGGGGCAGTTCCGAAACCACCGAGCATCACCTCTTCTTCAAAGGCGCGATCAGAAGTTTCTTCGTCAAAGATTTCGGCATGTTCGTTTTCGTAACGATCATACTCAAGGCCGAAAAGTGCATTCAACCCGGGCTCTAGCTCTTTAGCTAGTTGTGCTCTTGAAATAGCCATGTCCTAGCCTCCTATATGCCGGTTGTTGCATAGGTGCCAACCGCAATGGTTGTACCTGAGTTGAAGTGACCATTCAGACGAACAATGTACTGATGACCCACTGCGGAGTAATCAGTGTTAGCGTCGTCCTCATAGAGACCAACGATACGAACATCCAGAGTGTTCGTAGTTGCAGCCGCGCTGATATCCAGCATGTCGCTGGATTGACCGGTGCTGGTGCTGCCGTTGTTCACAGAGGCCATGTCGCAGTTTGCGAAGACATCTGCTTGTGCGGTAGCACGATCAGTGTTGGTGCCGTCAGCGGCAACAACATAAAGCTGCATCGGGTCGTCAAACACGAAAGCTTTAACCGGGTGGTTCGTATCAACACTCACGTTGTTGGAACCGGGCCAGTAGTTGCTAAACACGGTCTTACCCGAGTTTGAGTCAACATACTCAACGCCATTTAGAACGCCAAGCGGAGCCACCGCTTGGTCCGTTTTGCCTATGACGCCTGCCGCAAGAGGGATTACAATACCGCCGTGATAGATCGCGTCGGTGTTGTTGGATGCGATTTCATACTGAGTTGTACCAGTAGAGTTTGGACCGCTACCCGTAATCCCAATCGGACGAAGGCCATAGCCGCCAGTAAGAGCATTTGCCATTTACTTTTCTCCAGATTGTGGGGTTACTTTCTAGTACCCCCAAAGGTTACACGGGATTGACGTTCAGGGTTACTGATCGTCATTGTCGAATGAGCATTCTCACGCATCATATCCTGATCAACTGCATCCATCTGGTCCTTCGTCCTTCCTTGGAAGTACGCAGACCTTTCGTCAACAGTCTCCAAAGGTATACGAGCGAGAACAAGTCCACCTACTCCGAACACACCTTCGTATTTACCTGATTCGAGTACCGGGGCCTCAAAGTCTGGGTACTCGTCCTTACGAACCAATTCCCAGCCCTCGCGCATTTTTGCGCTAATGTTCTTCGTATCGTCAAAACCACGGGTTTCAGCCCGAATCCAACGATGCTTGAACCCATCCGGTGCAGGTGGTGCATCTAGCATAGACGGGGGAGCCCACGGCTTACGCCTAGCCGTCTTCTCCCGAGTTGTTTTTGCGCGAGGAGTTCTCTTAACCGAGCCTTCAAACATTTCTTCAGTCATCGCTTACTCCTTCACGTGCTTTGCGTATTCTTCAAGCGGCACACCCAATTTCTTCGCAATCGCGACTTGGCTAGGGGTGAGTCTAACCTTTTTCCCACTGCTGCGCCCAGAAGTGTTGCGGGATACAGAAGCTACGGTCTGAGCGGGCCGTTTGCTTCCCCCGGAGTTGCCAAGCTTATGCGGAAACTCTTCCCCCATACGCCTGTCAAGTTCAGTATAGTAGTCATCCGACTTCGGGTCAAACCCTTCATCTTCGACCAGCTTTTTGTGTACGCCAAAAGCCGCATAAGTCATGGCCTCGTCAGAACCGAACCACTCATTCTTTTGCGCCCACGATTCAGCCTTCGGATCCGGTCGGCGCGGCTGCTGTTGCGGGCTAGGCTGAGAAACCTGCGCCGACGGCTGAGACTCAACCGCCTGTGCAGTGCGCTCTTGCTGAGCTTTAGCCTGTTCTGCTCGATCATTCTCAATAGCCAACCGAGTGATTTTGCGCTGTGCTTCCACGACAGCGTTAGTATCCCCGACCTCCATGGCCCGAGCAAGCTCGCCCTCGGCAGAAGCCATCTGGCTCTCTACCCGGCTGCTGTACTCCTGCACATAATTGGTGTCGAGAGTGTCCATGCGCTGCTGAAGCTGTTGAGCTTCAGCCTGCACACTCTGTGCATATTTGAGCGCCTCTTCACGCTGCCGCTCAGCCTCACGCATTTTCTTGGTCAAGCGGTCAATGCGCTTTTGTGTGGCACTTTCCGCCTTATCAAAATTGTCCTCGTCCTGAGCAACTTCAACAGGCGCATCGTCCTGTTCCTGTTCAGAAACCTCAACTTCGACCTCGCCCTCGAGATCTAGCTCAATCTGAGATTTTTCTTCAGCCATCACCTACTCCTAGAAATGAAGAATATCTTCGGGTTCTTTGATCCGTGCCAAGACCTCATCGTCGTTGAGAATCCTGACTTCCCCGCCGTCTATCCGAAAACGCGACCCGGCATACCGCGCAAACATGACCCAATCGCCCTGCTCACACCACGGCCCAACCGGAAACTTTTCGGAATCTTTGTACGCCAGCGCCCCAACTCTCAGGACGTAGCCCACCTGTGTAGACACCGAGCTCTCCTCAACGACCTTGTCCGGCAGGTAAATACCACCGTCAGTCTTGCCTTTCCCGCGATAGGGAAGAATGAGGAGACGCCAGCCCGTAGGCTCTGGCATCCGTTCTAGGAGAGAATCACCGATGGACTCGGGATCCAATTTCTTATCTGTCGTCACATCCACATACGCAGATGCCAAATTTTCCGCACCTTCGGCGGCAGCGGCAATATCAACCATTGTTGCGCTCCTGTTTATCTAGCAGGCTCTTGAGTTCCTGTTCCACGTGATCTAGGGCTTTCAGATTTCCCATGAGCTCACGATACTGCTCCATGTTCGAGACGTTGTCGTAAATCAACAAGTCCTGAACTGCCAACCTCCTGTCCCGCACAATTCTCAAGACAGCGTCAGCAAAAAAGACTTCATCCACTTATGTCATACCTCCCGCGAGCAACAATGCGTACTCGCACGTTTCATCGTTTCGACGTAACCAACCCTTGCCAAACGTGTCAAACGTCCGCAACGAGCGATAAAATTGTTCCCGCTCAGTTGTTACCTCCTCGATGATCTGCATCGGGTCTTTTTCTTCAACAGCAGCCAGCGTCCGCGGGCCAATCGCACCGTCCTGCGAAACCATGACAGATTTTTGCAAAGCTTTGGATGCACGACCCGGACCGCTGTTCACGGCCCAATCAAAAATGCAAAAGTCTACGCCTGAAGGGAGCTGATCTCCCTTGATCTTATCCCAGTACCCCTGCTTGTAGATCAGCTCTACATGCTCATCCGGGATGTTCTTGAGCTCGCTTACATCCTCAAGCGGGCGACCAAGGAAATCAGAGTACGTCTTATGCGTAATCCCTTTGTTCGTAGCTCCACCGGGATCTTCCGGATGATCTACAAAACCGCCTTCGTGCTTGAGCACCAGCTCCAGACTTTTGAAAAAATTAACTTCCATTACTTTTTCCTGAATTTATCCAGACCCTTGATACCCAGCGCCGCACTGATCGTAATAAAAAGCAAATAGGTGTACCACTCCGGGAGCTCGTTCAAACGATCAAAACCGCTTTTTACAACACCTTCCATACCCGGGATAAAACACAAAATTACCGGGACCAAGACGACGACCGTAACGATCTCGTCCTTGATGCTACCCTTCGTGGACTCCGCCATGATCAACTCCCACTTGGAGTCGTGCGTGGCCGCAGTCTTCATTATTTCAGCTTTGGCTTCTGCCTCAGTTTGAACCAGATGTGATTTAGCTTTCTGCTTGGATACCTGACCTTCAAGAAAAGTACCTGCAAGAGAAGCAATGGGTCCAATAAAAGCCTGAAACATCTTCGTCTCCTGTTCCACGCCGCCTGTTTCAGCGTGGTCCTGTTGTGCATGTCCCACATTGTCATTAATAAACCTTTATTATCTCAGGGTCTACCCGTTTTGGGACACAGTATGCGGTAACACGGTCCTTGGGGTCCATATAGTCCGCATACCCGTAGTTACCAAACCTTTTTGAAACCTGTGATGCAAAATGATTGCACTCAATAACGGAGTAAAAATACATGTTTCCAGATTCCAGCTTTCGCAGATCACCCGTGCCGAGGTAAACCAACAACAGGAAAGCATCAATCATGTCATTTTCGGCTCATCCAAGCAGTCGTGCCCATGTACGCCCCAACGATGCCTGCGCCACTGATGTAAAACAAGTTACTGATGTCCGATAGGGCTTGTACCCGGTCTACCTCTACAAAAAACATAGCCGCAGTAAACGCGCCCATCCCTATGAGCGTGTATCGTGCCATCCTGAGTTGAGCTAAACTCTTGCGTAAATCACGCTCAGCCTCTCTGATCTCCTTGGCATGTTCCAGTTCCTCGTCGGTGATCTCCCCATCACCATCCAAGTCATACTGTGCGTAAGAAGTGTTCTTCTGGAACTTCTTGGTCATTTCTGTGACTCCCGTATGGCCTTCAAAGTCTCTTGAACTGTAAGATCCTTTCGAGCCTTGGGGTCATACTTGCACTGGTATTCTTGAGGTATGAACTCTCCAAGCTCAAAGAACTGCGACTCAATCGTGTTGTTCTGCCCTCGGAAGATGCAAACCAACTTACGCCCCTCAAGCTGCTCGCACTTAACTTTACGACAAATTGTCATCTGCTCGGCGTTAGCAGCGTGAGACTTTAACAACATAACAAATGAAGTCAAAACAGCCACGCCAGCGCCAATAAATATGACCCATGCAACAATCTCTACAAACTTTCTTCTACGCTCTCTTTGTCTATAAAGCGTTTCCTGTCTGCGTTTGCGAATGGTCCCTTCCATCTTTACAAGCTCATCCCATTTGGACTGACCCATGGTGAGACTAATCCACTGCTGTAACTCTCTTCTTTGATTTTGAGCCTTTTGCTTGTTGGCGAAAGTCATTATGGCCTCTTGCTCAACGCTTTGACCACCAAACAACTTTTTAAATATTGGGGGATTCTTGGACTCTTTCTCCATCTGATCCAGATCAGAAAGCGCACCCATCCAACGCGAAAGATCGGTAGCCATCGACTCGATGTCCCGTCCTATCGCAAAACCTTTTTTAAGTGCCCCAAACGCTGCCGAAGCAGTCGCCATGGCCGTCACTGGATCCATAGTTGTGTTCCCGCCAAGAGTTACTTGTAACCCATGTAGCTCCCGCCCTTTGTGGCAGCACCCATGCCACGAGCTGTCATCTTGGTCAACTTTTGAGGTATAGCGACCTCTTTGATCTTGCCCGTCTCTTCAGGCTTGGGCGCAGGGCCCGGCTTGTTAGTCACAATTTTAACTACTGACATTACTGTCCCCTTCCTTTGATAAATTCTCGCTGCATGGCAGCATCGATCCGGGCCGCGGTCTGCCGTTCTTGACTCGCCAACCTCTGTTGGAACTGGTCCGCACGAGTCTGCTGGCTCTGTGCCTCGAGATTAAGCTTGGCCTGATCCACCTGTGCATCCGCCTGCTCAGCCTGTGCGCGGATCTGAAGCTCCTGCTCCTTGAGCTTGACCAACGGATCAGGGCCCTGACCAGATACCTGCTGCGAGAGCTGCTTGATCTGCTGCATACCCTCGGCGACAAACTGAGCAACCAACCCCTGCATAGCCAACTCCATCTGCTCCGGAGCCGCCTGTGGCATCTGCTGCGCCATGGTCTGCATAGCCCGCTCCTGCGCCGCAATCTGCACGTGCTCCATAATATGCTTTTGAAGCGCCATCGCCATGGCAGGCATACCAGCCACCATAGGCGTAGATCCGAAAACCATGTGCGCCATGATGTGAGCCTGATGCTCCTGACCCTCAAACGCCTTCAGAGGGATCATATCCATAACGTCAATATTCTCTTGTGCAGGATCTTTGGGCATCGGCTCCTCGTCCGGAACCCTACGCATGATCCGATCAACATCCTTGACTCCCAGAGCGTCGTACATGTCACGATATACCTCATGCATGTTGTGCATCTCAGGAGCCGCACCCGCCAACTGCAACTTGGTCTGAGCCAACGTGATGCGCTGCGCCTGACTAAACACATTCGGGTCAGAAACCGGCAAAACATCCACGCGGTCATCAAAATCCGTCTGCTTGACCGCGGACTCCGCGCCTTCAACAGCATACGGGTACTCCGGCGGCAGGCTTTCGGCCATCACACGCGACAAAATCTTAAATTCTATCCGCATAGCATAGTGAAGACGCTTGTGCACCGCACTCATCACCCGAGAGCCCTGCTCAATCAGCGCAAGTGTCGTCCCAACAGCCGCCTGCTGGTTGCCATCGCCGACTTTCATGTCCGTGATGGTTGCAAAGCGCCGACCAGCGTCTACTACGAAGCCAAGAAGGTTAAATAGCGTCTGATCAGGGCCTTTGAAGGGCAGCGGCATCAGGCTGTCACGAATAGCCCCTCCGGGAGCGTCCACATCGCGAAACTCACCGGGCTGAAGCGGGTCATCATCATCTCTGATCCGTAGTCCGCGGGCTTTGAAGCCCGCTGGGAGGTTGGACAACGTACCAGCATCGATTAACTGCCTCAGTGCCGCCGTGGCGGTCCGTGACAGCCCGCCAATCGTGTGAATAAGCCCCAAACCGTAGAAACCAAAGCCCGGAAGAAACTTATAATGCACAAAATACTGGATCTTCTTCTTGTTTTCGTCGTCCTCATTGTAATTCCGACGAATTGACAAGATTTGACCGTTGTCCTGACTGATTGTGACCACATACGGCACCTTAATACCGGTCGGTTCACCATCGTCATCGGTGTCCTCGTACCCCTCAAGGTCCAAATCAACGTGGCACTCGAGCAAAGTACAATCATAATCAATCTGAGACGGCGAAACACCGTCAATACGCTCAATTTCACTACCTACACTGCCTAAGTCAGCCTGTGCCGGAAGGACATCCATGTCCAAATAAAAGCCCGAGACCTGCTTTTTACGCAAATCGTTGAGGCTCATACGCAAAACTTGCGTAATGTTGGGACAAGTCTCCAAATCGGACGTTTCATACGGCACAACAAGCTGCTCAACAGGCACAAACTTGCTTACAGCGCGGTCCATCGTCTCGTCATAGTAGATCTTCTTGAACGTGCTGCCCGCCAACGGCAAATAAAACAGCATCTGATCCAGTTCAGGCGTGTATTCCTCCATCACATTGGTGATGTAGTAGTTCATAAACTGCCTTACGCGGTCAGACTGCTGCTGTTTTTCCCTAGTTTCGTTTCCGATGATCGCAGTACGCACTGGCCCAGACGCTGGCAGCAACTCGTTAAAGGCTTGCGCTTGGAATTGTGTAGCAGCCTCTGCGAGCAGGGGATGCGTAACACCGGTAGCTCCTCGGAACGGCTGTGTTCTCTCCTCGTAGGAGAAACCAAGAAGTTCCAAACCGTTGGCGTAAGCATCTTCCCACTCCTGTCGGCTCGCCTTGTTAGCATCGAACTCGCCCAACAGCTCACTGGCAATACGCCCGAGCTCACGATCTGGCATTTCCTCTGCTAAGTTCGCATAAAAGTCATCATTTTGTCCGCGCTGGTCTTGCGGGTCAAAGTCGATCACAACGCCGCCGTCGTCCTCGGGCAGAATCTCAATGTTTACATCCGCGCCAAGGTCCATGTTTTGGCTACCCGGGAGCTCCAGCTCTACCTCTGCCGCCAAATCCTCCGGATCAAGCTGCGTAGGGACGGCGTTTTCTACCATCCCGGCAATCGGTTCACGCGCCATGTGTAATCTCCTTTAGGTCAACCTAACATAGACCGGTTCATATTCCTAGCAACCGGAACCAAGGACTCCACGCCCCGAGGGCCGCGGGTCATGTCCCGCGCAAGATCAACCATGCCCATCACACCACCCTCCGCCTTCCGCGGATAACGGACCATAGGACGATCAAGATCCGGGTTGTCGGGATCCGGGTCAATGTAACGAAAGCCCTTACTCTGATAAAACTCGACCAGCTCCTCTAAGTTCAGGCCCCCATCACCATACGGCGTGGGAGTGAGGGTAAAGGTCTTGCCGGTATCATCCGCTAACTGAGTGATACGGTTCATCATCTCAGTGCCGTGACCTCGGCCCTTCTTACCCGCCCGTAAAAGCTCAATGTCCAGCGCACCATCCACATAATCACTGTCCCGAAGCGTGACTTCAGAAAACTCTAAATCAGGGAAAAACACCCTGTTTGGATTGTTTGGAAGTGTCTCTCCACCGAGATATTTCGTGAACGTATTAAGATCCGTGAGCCGCGAGGCTTGTGGCCCGGACATCGCCGCATTGAAATCGGCTACGTCATCAACATCGTCTGATGTCAAAATTAAATCAGAATCTTTTATATCTCGTGTTTGTGTCGGAACAAACCGACGAAGGTTTGGGTCCTCAAACCGACGTTGAACATTTCGAGCCTCAGTCTCTCCGTACACCCTTCTGTAAAGCTTAATTGCCCGTGCCTCGGCATCCTTCGCGGTTCTTCTGGGATCCAAAGTATCTACAATCGTGTCCGGACTCGCACCTGTCGGAAAGCCCTCTATATTCTGAACCGCGTGTTGCAGTTCATGCAAAAGAGTAGATTGAAACTGCTTGGGGTTGTAAGTGTAGCCAATGGCAATGGTGGGTTTATCGTCAATACCCTTGTCGAGATATAGGGCTCCCGAGTCTACGCCATCTAGACGAATGACAGGGATATTACGGAGTTGAGGGTATTCTTCAAACAACTCTGGAAAATCTAAAACATCCGAAACCTTGGGCACCCGAAGGTCTTTAAATAAATCTACTCCTTTTCTGCGGGCGTCCGCAAAACTTTTAAATTCTGGATTTTTTTCTGAAGACTTGGTTTCAATATAAACTCTGCCGTCATCAAACTGCCGCGCAATAGTAACATCCGGCCGCAACCCGAATACCCCGTCTTCTTTGTTATGGTACAAGAACTCTCCTTGTACGCCACGCTTGAACAAGCCGCCTTTTTGGGGAAGAACGCTTTCGTTTACTCTTTCAGGGGTGCCCTTGAGAGCAGAGTTCGCTGTCGGAATCTCAAACCGAAAAGCATCGATATCAGAGCCCAAAACCTTGGAATCAAAAAATGCCCCCGTCTCCTCAAAGACTTCTTGATCTATCATTCGGGACGAAGTTCTACCTTTGCTGCCGCGAGCCGCACGGGCCGCGCTAAACTTGCCCGGGCCAGATTTAGCCATGCGACCGCCCATGATCCCAAGAACCGTAGAGCCGTCATCTGCGACACGCGCAATACTAGCCGCAGTTCCGAGAGCCGTGGTCGCCGGTAAAAGCAACGGATCAAACGTACTGGTCTCCCCCGTCTCCGGGTCATACGCATAATCTGCACCCTGCATCAAAGCAAACGCACCCTGCGCCTGCTCCTCTGGTATAGACGCAATACCCTCGCCAATAGCAGATGCCGCACCCTTGGGGTCATCCTTCAAGAAACCAACAAAATCAAGAATGCCCTGTACCGCAGCAGAAGTCCCTAACCGCGGCTCGCCGTACTCGCCCGGGATAACCTTATCCACGTACCGCCGATCCATGTCCTCGACGTAAGTGGTTTCAGGCGGTGTGATTACATCACGTTCCACAGGAGCTAGCGCACTGACCACGGGCCCCAAGATAGGTATATCTTCTACGCTAGACTCGCCCGGCAGATAACCTCGGTATACTTCGGCCATCAGTAATATGCCCTAACCTGCATTCCCGTATCCTCATCGTCCCAATCGTCAGTCGGCAACTGTACAAAGTTGCCCTGCCGATAACGCATCAAAGCCTGCGTCATGCTATCGACCAAGTCGTCATGCTCCCCGTTAGGGAACGCCGCCACCTCCTCAATGATCTCATCAGCAAAGGTAGTGTCGGGGGCCCAAACCATCCCAGCCTCAAACAACGGCGATACAGAATGAACCCGCGTAACCTTATCATTACCCTTACTAGGCGTAAAGTTAACAACAGGGATCCCCATGTTACGCAGTTCATGCGTCAAAGGCAGACCAGAAGCCTTGGCTTCCACGATGACGGTGTCGGGGTCCCAATACTTATACTGCTCCATAGCCGTCTGTTTGAGCTCCGGAAAGTCCCACCGCCCCTTCGTGCTGTCCAAAAGTATGAGTCCCGGAGGGCCCCCAACCTCCTCCGGGCGAAAAACACCCCAAGTCGTGATTGCTGAATAGTCAGCAGTTTCGCGTTTCGAGAACGCCGTATCGTAGCTCTGGATCACATACTCCAGATTCGGGATGTTGTCCTTCTCCCACTTCTTCCACCACTGACGGGGAATGATCGCATTCTCCTCGCCCGTCGGGTTCTGCTGATACTGCGCGTTCCACTTGCTCGGGGGAATAGATGCGCGGACCGCGGTCAGATCCTCAAGAGACCAGAACTCCGGCCAACAAGGCTTGTCGTCGTCAAAAATGGCGGGTAGTTCCACAACTTCCCACTGGTCAGCTTGTGGATCTTTAGCCATTGCACGGAGCAACTGCCCCGTCATGTCCTTCTCGGACCACCGGGTCTGGACAAGAACTATACTGCCACCCGGCTGGAGACGCTGTCGGGGGCCCCCGGTGTACCAATCCCACGCATCATCAAAACCGTTGGCCGACATGGCCGTCTGCTCCGAGTGCGGATCATCGATAATTACCAAGTCACCACCACGCCCGGCAAGGTTCGATCCCACTCCCACGGCGTAGTACATCCCGCCAGAAGCAGTGTCCCAACGACCAGAAGCTTTACTATCAGAAGCGAGTTTGACATTCGGAAAGACCTCCTTGTACTCGTCACTGTCAATTAAGTTCTTCGTCTTACGTCCAAAGTTAACCGCAAGTTCCGTCGTGTGAGTAGCCTGAATGATCTTCATCTTCGGGTTCTTGCCCATCATCCACGCCGGGAACAAGAAGGATGCAAACTCAGACTTCGTGTGCCTCGGGGCCATGTTTATGATCAGGCGCTTGAGCTCTCCGCTCGCTACACGTTCAAGCTTTTCAGAGATTATATGGTGGTGCCTACCAGCTATGAACTCGGGCCACATAGATTTTACAAACGAAAGAAACTCGTCCTGACAAGCTTCTCTTTTCTCGATCTGAGCGAGTCGCAGGCGAAGCTTTAATTCCTGATCAGATACATCCATCGGGGGACCCTAAAGTGCACAAAATATGTGCAGAAATATGCCTCATTATTAAGCAGTGAACAAGTGTTGAGCATCTGCCTAATAATTAGGCAATGTTTCACGTGGAACATTCATATCGTTTTTTACCAGATTGTTTGTGAAAAACTTGCCCTTTAGCTAACGCAGTGGGGGGTGGGGGGGCCGCGATCGGCGGGCGCTGGCGCTCGAGCTGCTGGCGGGCGGGCGTGACCCGATCGGCACGGGCCCCGGCGAGCTGCTGGCGGATCGCGGCCCGCGGATCCCGGCGAGCTGCTGGCGGTGTTTGCATCCCGATTTGACAAACAAAGGCCGTCTTTCGTCGAGCTGGTGGCCGGTGGCCGGGCTCGAGGACGGCGAGCTGCTCGAGGATCGAGGCCGGGGGATCGAGGATCGAGGGGCGCCGTTCGCCCGCTGCTGACGCGATTTCGCCGCACAAAAAGCCGTCTCTCGTCGATCTCGTGCCCGGTTGCCGTGCCCTAGTGCCTCGAGCTGCTCGAAATTCGGCCTTGTTTCGCCCGCCGGTAGGTTTCAAGCAGGGATCGAGGCTCGGGGCCCGGCATGATTCACTGGTTTAATGGTCAAGAAAAAACCCGCCCGGATCGCTCCGGACGGGCTGGGGTTGGTTCGGCTGCTGGCCGGTTACTGGTGCCGGTGCCGCTCGAGCTGCCGGGCCTCATCTCGATCGAGGGCCTCGTCGAGCTCGTCGCGGGGAATCAACCGCTCCGATCCGCAAGCCTGACAATATTGCGGCCCGTCGGGATCGTCCGGGAATTGATCCCGGAAGGTTACCCGGCAATCAAAGCACTCGAAACTAAACATCGATCGAGATTGACGCGCCAGAAATAACGTCCTTCACGATTTCCTCGACGGCGGCTTGCCGATCGGATTCGGTCTCGGGTTCGCCGACACGATCATCGAGGCGCTCGTCGATCATGTACTCGATCTCGCTTTGGTGCTCGTAAATGTCGAATCCTTCCATAAGAAGATCCGAGAACCGATCCGGCAGGGCGGATTCGATGCGGGATTCGATCAACGCCTCGATAGGATCGCCGAGAACGATCATCAGGGCATCGGCAAGCTTGTCCTGATTGCGATGCATATCGTTAAGGTTCGCGGCGACTGACGCCCGGGCGCGGTCGTAAACGTCCCGCTGCTCGCGCAACTCCTTCGCCAGTGCGAGCAATGCAGTCGGCTCGGCCTTTAGCAGCTCTTCATCAGAAAAGCGGTCGAGGATCAAATTTTCAGCGGTGTTTGTCATGGTTTTCGTTCTCCGTAATCTGGGGCGCGGCCCGCCCCGGGGCTCGATGCATCTGCATCTGGTTTTAACATATGGGATTTTTGCCAGCGTTAAAAGCACAAAAAAAGGCCCGCCGGGTGGCGGGCCAGTTGGTCGGCTGCGGGCCGGTGTTTAGGCCGTAACCTTGTCGAGGATCGCGCCCGCCTTCTTTTCGAGCTCGATGCGGTCATCTTGGTGCGGGATATCCCGCGCCAGTGCGGTGATGCCCTGCGCGGCGTCCCATACGCTAGCAATGGGGCGGCCTTCCTCTTTCACGTGCCGAGCTGCTGCGGCGCGGCTGCGGGCCTTGCTGAGCCCGGCCCGGCGGTGCAAAAATTCAAGGGCCTCGGCTTCATCGTCGGCAATCTTTGCCGCCTGCGCGGCCTTCACGCCTTCCATGAAATCAAAGGTTGAACCATGCGCGAATGATTGCAGGGCCGGGGCGGCTTCCATGGCGAAACGATCCGGCGCGAATTTTGTGTG